CTGGCTGAGCCAGATGCAGGCTTTGGGGCCGTCATCGCAGACCTTTGCCCAACTGAGCATCCCGCGCCATATCGGCTCCATGTCGTCCTCGGACGCGTTCTCGATGTAGTGTTGAAGCTGACCGCATCCTGAGCCGTCCTTGGTCTTGAGCAAAATCTTTTTGAATTTGGTCACGCTGTTTTGAATCAGCGCCGTGGGAACGGAAGAAGAGGTGACACTGGTTGGTCTCTGCCCCGGCAGGGCAAGGGCGGTCGTGGTGGGCTGGGTGACGGGGACTTGGAGTTGGCTAAAGATGACGCTGGCCAAGTCGTTGAACGCGAACACATCCCCCTCGGTCAGGAGCCGCACGGGTCTGGGCGTCTCGTACTTCTTCTTGAAGTTGGTGGTGTCAGGAACGCGTAAGACTCGGGCAGCATCGGCGGTCACCGCCATGTCGATGCGCATCCCCTCCTGCTTGCACAGGCGCTTCAAGGACTCGGCCAGCGGCTTCCAGCGGCTGATCTCCACATCCTCGTCGAACGGCCAGTACACATGCAAACCGCCGCCAGAGGCGACGATGTAGGGGGTGCCCAGCAAGTCCAGACCGGTCTTGGTCATGAACGCAGTGAGCGATGCGGCGGCTTCCTTCTTGGAGGCGTAGCCGTCCATGTCGATGAACAGACTGCGCATGTAGGTGGCGTTGTCCGCCTCACGGCTTCCGGCCTGCTCGAAAGCGGCCAGCGCGAAGTAGACATCCTTTTTCTGTGCGTGCCAAGTCTGTGCGTATTGTTCCAACTCCTCCAAATTATTGGTGAACTTATGTTCTTTTTTCTTGGTCGATAGCTCTGCCGTGCAGTAATACCCTGCTTCTGGGGACGGCAAAACCACCGCTAGGAACTCAAGCGGTGTCATGGAAATCCTCAGTGGTTACAGTGGCAGGTCGAGTTGGCGCGGGTCTTTGTGGCTTGCGGTCTGGTTCTCAAGGCCATCCGTGTAGTAGTTCAGACGCCGCAGGATTTCAACGACAAAGTTGTCAGGCAGGTGCCCGTGTTCCAGCAAGTCAGCACAAAAGCGGATGAGTTCCTTGTTACTCAGGGTTCGAGGTTGAGTTCCTTGCATACTTTTCTCCATGCGTCATCCGCGTTGTTTGATGATTGCAAAATCTTGAGGAGCCACTCGGCGCGATCTTGATACGCCGGGAAGATGGGCTTGCCCAAGAACCAGTTGTAGACAGTCTGGCGTGTTACGCCAAGGACTTTGGAAATGCGCACGACCGAGAAGTCGTGGTAGATAGCCCAGCGGCCAAGTTGATTGCCGAGCGATTTGGGCGTGTCACCGACCTTGTTGATGATGTCTTGTGAGTAGGGCATATGTATGAGGTGGGGGGATTCACGGCGTCAAGCGGGGCTCGGTACCGAGCAGGTTTCCTTTGACCGCTGCCACTGTGGCTTACCGCTATCCCCCCTTACTCCTTACTTTCGGTTCTGCGCCAGCAGAGCGCAGATGATTTGCTCGGCTTGGCCCATATCGTACAGAGCGCACGAGGCGACCATCGGATCAGCCCCGTTAGCGACAGCCTTCTCCCACTTGTCGCGGCGGTCAAAGCTGCTCACTGTGCAGGAGCCAATGAGCAACGCCACCACGGTCGTGGCTAGAGTCCATGCTCGGGTGTAGAAAGTGTTGTCGTCCATGCTACACCTCACTCGTCGTCCCAGTCGCTAACGATGTCAGCGAGCTTGGATTTCTTGCTGGGCACAGCGCTGGGCTTGGCGGTTTCCTTGCGGACTTCCGGCTCGTCGTCTGCGTCAGCCACGGCCTTGGTCTTGGAACCCTTGACCACTTGCGGCTCGTCATCCTCGACAGGCTCGGCCTTGGGTGCAGCTTTGGGAGCCTTACCTGCGATGGTCATGGGCGCGGCTTTCACACCATCGGCTTGCGCCACAGTCAGGGTGACTGCACGCTTGGCATCCTCGGTGTTGCCTTGATCGACCACGGTGGGGTACTCGTCATCGGTCAGCCAGCGCACAGGTGCGAAGAACAACTTGGGGCTCTCGGCCTTGGTGTCGAACTTCATGCGAGTGACGATCTGCTCGGGGTTGACGGGTGGGTTCTGCGCCGCCAAGAAGCGGGCATAGGCTTGCAGTGGGCGCTTGTCGCCTTCTTCTTTACCGAAGACGCTCGTTGCGGGGAGTGTCAGTTGAAGCACATCACCTTCCATGTTGTCGGCCAGCACAACAGCCAGACGCTGTTGGAAGCGGCAGGCACGGCTGTTACCGTTACCTGAGCCTGCTTCGTTCTGGGGACAGCCCATGCAGGTTTTGTTCTGTGGAGCCTCGATGCTGGCATCGGGCTTCTCGCCGTCGTTGCTCCAGCAGTCAGGGCGCACAATCTTCTCAGCGTCGTATGCGCCACCGTAGAAGATGCGGCTGACCTTGGGGGCAGCACGGACGATTACCACGTCAAGGTGGCGATCCTCGATGCTTGCCACTTCCTTGCCACCAGCGACCAGACGGAACACGCCGCCCTTGATGCTGATGCGCTTGGTCGAGGCTCCGGAGCCGCCGCCTGTGAGGGCTTTGGCGGTGTCAGACAACTCATTGTTACGAGCGAATGCGGGAACATTTGAAGACGAAAAAAGCGTGATATTGCTCATGATGATTTACTTCCTTGCTTTGGTTACACGAATGTCAAACTCAGTGACTGAGTTCAGTCCGGGCGGTACGACCCCCGGATTCTCTTCCAGAAACTGCGCCATGTTGGTTTGGGCGATGCGCTTCTCCAACAGGTCTACGGCTTGGTGTTCAAGCAAGAATGACTTGAACGAGTCCCAGTCCTGTGTGTTGTAGCGCGTCTTCTTCATCAACGAGACGGTGCCGGAAGAGGTTTGCACAGATGTGAGCCCGAGGGCACGCATCTGATCCTTGATGGCTAAACGGATTTCGGTGCGCTGCTCTTCCAACTCTGCGAGTTGTCGGTCGAGCGCTTCCATTTGCGCCTTGATCTTACTGTGGATTTTGACGAGTTTATCGAGGGGGATGTTCTCCACCACCGACTCTTGTTCGGTTTCTTCGACCATTACTTTCTCCTGTTTGCTTTGTCTAGTGTTTGACAGTTTACACGGTTTCGGCTGTGTTGCAACCCCCTTTCTCAAGAATTTATTTCGAGCGTGAACATCTCTGTGAGGAGCGTGTTGTCGTTCACCTTAGCCGCCAGCGCCTTAAACATTTTCTTTTCAACTGGCGAACTCTGAATATGGATAACGGTTACTTTGTCCGAGTTCTGCCCCTTGCGATCGGCGCGAGCAATACATTGGATGTACTGCTCAACGGACATCAACGGGCCGTAAAACACCACCGTGTCAGCCGCAGTTAGGGTAATCCCGTGGGCAGTGGCTTGCGGTTGCATCACCAGCACGCGAGGGTTCTCAGCAGTCTGGAAGCGGTGGATGATGTCGGCACGCTTGGTGGCTGTCACCCCGCCGTGGATGCACTCGTTGGTGATGCCCTTGGAGGTGAGGTGGTTCTGGATGGTGTCGATGCTGGCGCGGAACAAAGCGAAGATGATGACCTTGCGGCTCGTCTCCTCCAGTATCTCCTCCAGCACACCCAAGCGCGGAGCCGCGTCGAACTCGACCACTTCCTTCTCGTCGGTGTACGCCGCACCGCAACTGATTTGCAGGAGCTTGCTCAACCCAGTAGCGGCGTTGACCGCAGTGATGGTCTCCCCTGCCGCTTGCACCAGCATCTGTTCCTTGAGCAGGTTGTAGTACTTGCTCTGTTGGGGAGTGAGCGGCACCTCGCGCACGAGCGTCATCACTGGCGGCAAGTCAAGGCATTGGTCTTTGGAGAACCGGATGGCCGGTTGCAGTGCGTTGAAGACCTTCTCCTTGGCGTCGGCTTTGGGTGCCCACTTGTACATGGTGATCTTGTTCATCACCGAGTCACGCCAGCCAGTGAAGAACATCGGCACGCCATCGGGGTTGACCAGCTTGGCCAGCCCGTACGCATCAGCAGGGGACTGCGATGCAGGTGTGCCCGTCATCATCCAGAGGTGGGTGCTTGGCGTGAGGATGGACTTCAGAGTCTTCCAGCGCTTGGTCGTGCTGGTCTTGTACGCGTTGGCTTCATCGACGATGATGAGGTCGAACCTACCATCGGCTTTGATCTCGTCTGCGATCAGGTTGAGTCCGTCGTAGTTGCAGATGACAAACTCGTAGTCCTGCTGAATCATCTCGATGCGCCGCGCTGCCTTGGGGTGGTGGGCTACGATGCCAGAGCGATGGATGATGCTGTTGTTCAAGTCGCTCATCCATGCAGAGTGCATGATCGAGAGAGGGCAGAGGATAAGCACACGGCGCACAAAGCCAAGCGACATCAGGTAGTCTGCCGCCCAGAGTGCAGCCAGCGTCTTGCCAGTGCCGGGGTCGTTGAAGCAGAAGGCTCTGCGGTGCAGGGTCAAGAACGAGGCAGTATCGACTTGGTGAGCCATTGGCTTATACCTACCGGGCCACTTGTAGCGGCGTGTGATAGGTGAGGGCACATCTTTTAAGCCTAGATTCTTTAGGACTCGCGCCTCGTCTAACCCGAAGTAAACCGCCAACTCGTACGTGTCGCCGTCCTTGGACAGGACTTTGTGCTTGGGGATGATCTTGTACTTGTCTGGGTTGCGTGTCTTAAAGACGACGGCTTTGTCGTCGATGATCTCCATTGCCTTCTCCTTTTATTTATCGCTCATGTTTGCTTTGGGGCTGCGCAGTCGGGTGTTGCCCTTCGTTGACTTGCCTCCCTCACGCAGGGGCTTGATGTGGTCGATGTGCTTGCCGCTCCGATCCACGCCAGCCTTGTCGTATGCACGACGCGCTCGCTGGCGCTCGATCTGGTCTTTAGTTTCTCCACTTGCTTTTTGCAATTTGTATGCATGTTTATAGTCTCTCTTGCCGTTGGTTTGTGTCATATCAATCTCGCTTTCGGTTGTACTCACAGGTCTTGACCACACACCAGCCGCACAGCGGTGTTGGTTTGGGGTTCCACACCCCAGTCTCATGCGCCTGTTCAATGCGGGCGACGCGCTCCCGATAATCCCACCAGTAATCCTCAGCCTCGCCTCGCATGAAGCTGGCCTTGGCAATGTCGTTCTTGAGGACGAACAGCAAAGCGCCTGACACCCGCCGGATGTGCGGGAAGTGTGCGAACACCATGAGCGCCATGAGCTTTAGCTGCTCCCGATCAGGGTACTTGTTGTTGCCCGTCTTGTAGTCCACGACTCTGGCCGTGAGGTTGTCGTCGTCAATGATGAGCAGGTCGGCAATACCGCGCACCCACACACCCTTGTCGTTGAAACCGCAGGGCTTCAAGTCTTGGGTCAACCCCATCTCGTACTCGCACAGCTTCCTTCCGGGCTTGGCCTTGAGCGCTTCGAGCACATCAGCGGCGAACTCAAACTGGGGAGGCAGCGGGGTGCCGTCCTTGATGTAAAGCTCGGCTGCCGTGTGAAACTCCTTGCCGTAGAGGGTTGCTTGCGTGTCCGTGAACGGGTAGTTCTTGAGCACCTTCACCTCGTAGTAGCGGCGAGCGCATCCCTCGTAGTCCTTGAGCGAACTGTGGCTCCACTTGATGGTCATCCGAACCTCGCTGATGCAATAGCCTTAGCCAACCGGGCGCTGAACTCCTCGACAAAGTTCTCGTCGTTGTTCAGGTCTGTGCGATCCATGCTGTCCAAGATGGCGTGAACCAACTCGTGCCAGAACGTCTCGTGCAGGGCTGAGAGTTTGAGGGGGATGCCGTGGTATGACCGACGCGCCAGCGTGATGGTGCGCTTGCCATAGTGCACCTCGCCCGCCATCATGCGATCGCGCAGTGTCTCAGCGATGTCAACGCTGTACCAGTTGTCACCGACTTTTAGTTTCTTTGGTAGTGTTAGTTGCTTCATTTGCTTTCTCCTGTGTAAATGCTTGACTCCCACATGGTCACGACCATGCCGTGTACTGTGCGGCTGTCAGCGCGGGTCCACCCGTGAGCGCGGACGATGCCTTCCTTCTTGGCGATGCGCGGCACTGCACCCCAAGCACGACGGTCAGGCGGTTCCGCCAGATGCGGATTTGCCAGTCTTACCTGCTCCGTGGTGAAGTACTTGTGGAGCATGGCGTGGGATTTGAACGCATGTAAAGCGTCGGCCATCCACGCAGCACCGGCCCGCGCTGCTGCACTGTCTGCTCTTGCGTGGCCTAGTTCTAGTCCTTCGTGCTTCATACATTATCCTTTCGCCAAACCGTACCGACGATGCACACCGACTTCCGCGTTGAGCGGTATACCCGGCATGTAGCTCGGCTCCATAATCATCTGCTCCAGAACCCAGTCCTTGGCTTCTTCCGCCTCGGCATCTGGCACGCAGACAATCTGCTCGTCATGGACTGTGCCTACCACGGGGTACCTTTTGCTCACCCGTAGCATTCCATCAGTCATAACGACTCGCGCAGAACCCTGCACGATGTTGTTCACTATCTTCCCTGCATACAGCTTCGTTGGCTTCTCACCCTCGTTGCCGTAGACCCAATTCTTCTCGTCGTCTTTGCGTAAATTCGGATATTTGACTGACATCCCGGAGGGCAAAACGATCTCGCCTTTCCGAAACGTAACGCATTTATACCTGACTTCTTCGCCGCCGACAAGTGACCGCTCCAACAAAGCGCCGCAAAAGTCCCAGAACGCCACCACGGGGTGCGATGTCTCCCGATAGATGTCGATGATCTTCTTGGCGGCGACGCAGTGGATGAGTAACTCTTTCTGCGTACATGTGTGCGGGATGTCTTCGAGCTTCTTGATGTTCTCCTCCCAACTCAGGAAGCGCTCAATATAGGCCGAGTCCACACCGAGCTTCTTTGCAAACTCCTTGTCGTAGCGTACGGGAGGTGCGCCAAGGAATCCAACAAGAAGCTGGGCAGCGAAAGACGCCCAGCCAAGCCCGTACCCGCACCCGAGGAGCGCCGACTTTGCAGACTGTCTAAGGTCTGGATGGCTCTCTTTTGATAGGCCGGGTATGTTGAACATCTGAGCGCCGAAAGCGGCATAAGCGTCACTGCCAGACCGGAAGATGTCGAGCAAGCCCTCGTAATCCGCAAACCATGCGAGTACTCGCGGTTCAATCTGAGATAGGTCCCCGACGACAAGCTGGTGCCCCACCGGAGCCATAATGGCTTTGCGCAGGAAACTCCCTCGCTTGAGGTTTTGCATGTTGATGGCTGACCCCTTTGCAGCAGCCCAGCGCCCAGATTTCGCACCGTAGTAGCTGAGCGGGACCGGAAGCGCACCACGACGGGAGATGTCGAGAAACCTCTGCGCCCGAGTACGCTCGGATGTCGATTTAACCCTAAGCCGAGCTTCACAAAGAAGGGCAATGTCTTCACGTTCACCATTGAGGAGCGCTTGGAAGAGGGCGTCGTTTTTCGCCAGAGCGAGTGTTTCTTTCCCGGTAGTTTTACTAACTTTCCTTGGCGCAGGAACCCCGAGCGATTCAAGTAGGGCAGCAAACTTTGGGTTCGACGCGAGTTCAGCCTCTGCCACGCCGAGCTTATTGAGTAGGCCTTCACGCAGTTCTCCTTCTTCTCGTAAGGCTTTGATGAGCATCTCCTCATCGAGCACCAGCATGGGGTCGGTGTACATCTTCAAAGTCATGTCGATGAGGCGCAACTCTTTGGACGGGTACCCCTCTACCAATCGTCTGAATATCTCCTCGCAGAGAAATACGTCGTGCTTGCAATACTCTGCAAGTTCAGACTCCATGTGCTCGTCCAACTCCGACAGACCGTCCGTCGAATGTACGGCTCGCCCTTTTTCGGGAAGACCAAAATCTGCTGCAAGTTTGGCGAGACTATTGCCAACCTCCACGCCGCGAAGAGCACGCGCCATTGATAGCGAGTCGAAGATGAAGCAGGGCTTGACTCCGTAGTGCCATGAGAGGATGGATACGTCAAACTGAGCGTTATGTGCGAGTACTGCGGTTTTGCTCCAGTCGTAAGTCCCCAAGATTCTAGGTAGCTCGTCTCCTCGATACCACTGCATGACTCGATCAGAGCCAAGCTCATGTATGACTGCGCCAAACGCTTTGAACCTCGGGTCACGGATGTACTCCTCTGTGGTCATCTTCGATAGCGTGTAGTCTTTGCTGTCCCACCGTGTCTCGAAGTCGATTGTCAGTATGGTTTGATATGGCTTGCTCACTTGTTTTCCTTGTTGACTTTAACCACCTCAATGTTTGTTTTACCCGGCTGCGGTAACAGGAGCGCCTTGCGCTGGTCGATGGTCAAGTCGTCTCCGTTCATCAGTGCCACGACCATTTCTGGGCAGCTTGCAGTGAACCGTTTAGGTTCAGGACCATCCGGACAAATAGTGAATGTGTAGGGCAGTTTTGCCATCACTGTTCTCCTTCTGTGCTGTGCAAAGCATTCAAGGCACCGACAATTGCTTGCGCTTCGTCTTGGAACAAGCATGGGTGTGTAATCTCCTCATCCCCACGCCCGACCACATACGTTGGACCCGCCCCTTCATAATCGGTTCTTGCGAACCAATAGCTTGGTGCTGTGTTTCGATTGGTCATAGTTTTATCCTTGTGATATGGCTTGCTCATTGGACTGTCACCGCCCCTGTTTTGCCCAGCTTCTCATCTG